CAGAAGGCGCAGGGTTCAGTGGCAAGAACGGGTCTGGGTAAATACAGTTTGTACCAATCGAAACATCCTGTTGTGCAAACAGTTCCAGTTTTGATCTTTTCTTAAACGCACCCAACAACGCAAGTGCATCACTGGGTCCGCCTGCAATTATATCTCCAACAATCTCAGCACCTTTCGCCAAAACTTCTCTCAGATCATTTTCGTACTTCGGATATACATTAATTTTGTGATTTCCAAATGTAATATCTTTTCTATCAGAGATAGCGATGTTCTTCATCTTACCTCTGACTCTGACGTTTCTATCGCCAGTAATTCTCAAAGAGTCATTTGATACCGTTGCCTGTTTTTCATCCTGACAACCAATCTGGACATTTCTGTTTCCTCTAATGTGAGTGTGTGAAGTACTCTCAACGTCTAGTTCGTCATTTCCTTGAACCTTGGAGACCCTAGTTCCCCTCACAGTCTGGAAGGCATGTCCGCTGACATGTTCTATCTTATTTCCTTTGATGTTTAAATAATAGTCACCATCAACGGTCATTGAATAATCACCCTTGATGTATATGAGTTTGTTTCTTAGATCGATTTCAAAGTCATCACCGACAACTTTTGTTACCTTATCACCTGTTGGTTGGACCTCATAAAAGGTTCCAGTGCGGTGATACTCATGAATTCTTTCTGCGCCCAGTGTATCGTCAACTTCAAACACATGACCAGATTCGGTTTCCGTTACATGGTTGTAAGGATACTTTGATTTTGATTTTTCCGGTTCGGCAAACATATCCGGCGGTGTTTGTTGGGGATGCGGTTCGTTCCAGAACCTACATGAAAAGTCTGGCTCTCTGATTTCTATTTCTTCACCGAATTCTGGGCCGCCTGGGTGAGTAAATGCCCCAGGCTTTGTTCCACCACTGACAAGGTTGGGCATAGCAATTGGTATGCCCTCGACTCTACTTTCTCTTTTTCCTTTTAGAGAGTAATGTTCTTCAACGTGAGGTTGTTCGCCTGGGACACCTCTAGCGAGACGAGACGAATCCTCTTCCTGCAAGATGTTCTCTCCGACATCCTCACCGTTTTCATCATACTCTGGGTTTTCTCTAGGTCTTCCACTTGCATGAGTGACGCCATCTGCGGGTTCTGGTTTCTGTTTGTTTGTAACCTTTCTCTTCGGATATCGATAGTGTGGGTGAGTGCCTTTTGGATCATAGAATCCCACGAGACTTCTATCAAAAGGAATTACTTCACCATCATCATCTTCTCTTGGTAAGTGTGAAGTAACACCAAACGACCCCATAATAACAGGAATCTGACCCTCATCTCCATCAGCAAAAAATCCCATGACAGAAGAACCTTCAACCAAACCTGTTGGTGAAGTTCCAATACCAGAAATCGCCGCAGAAGTAATCGGTTGCATGGGGATTGCCCACGGAAGATGTTCGGTAGGCAGTTTCTCTTTGTTCTGTGTATGGTGTCCCAAAATACGGACACGGTATCTTCCCATGAGAGCGGGGTCATCCCTGTCCTCTATAACACCTTGCCACCACGAAAACGGGGGATATCTAAGTTGTCCCATTATTAAGGTTCCTCATGCGAGTCTCTAATGCACTCTAATTTCATTTGATGGTCAAACTCATCACCAAATTTAAATTCGTGTCTAATACCAATGATTTGATACAATCCAGAAGTTTTTCTGTCTTCCATTTCAGATTCACCACTTGCAAAACCCATACCTTTTGGGCCCACATCTGGGAATCTCAAATAAACCAATTGTCCCAAGTCAACATCTGTTCTGCCATTCACCATAATGTCCACTTGGTTTCTAGTAATTTCTGAAATAGCGGTATCCCTATAAATTGTATCATAAAAAAACTGTTTTTCGTATCCAAACTCTTTATCGTCCCAAAGATTGTGATTACCAACCTTCATTCTGACATTTGAGTAAGGGTGAAATTTTACTTGATCGTGAATCGGGTTGACCCCCGCATCGGCGAGGTGGTGGAAACTGCCAAACTTTTCTTTTATGAGAGCCTTGTTTCCTGCAACCGGAGGCAAGCCAGGAACACCCGCCTGATTCGGGGTGTAATCAAACATTCCGTGATAAGGCAGTCTCTTCATCATGTCGAAACCAATACCAAGTGTTCCCATGAAACCAGTGTTCAAGTCGTGAATTGCATCACTAAAATTTGGCGCTGACATTGATCTTATCACATTGAAACTTGGGTGAACAAACGGGTGTATATAACTGTACCCAGATGGTCTATTATTACCTGATTCCGAATCCAAGTTTGGAATATATTCAAAATAATCATACAGAAGTCTTGAAGACTTGTAAACGTGTCTCATTCGTGACAGACTAGTACAGTAATTTTTCTTGTCACTTTGAAAGTACAACACGTTCAACATGTAAGGAAGATTGGGTGCGTTCTGTTTGCAGGCGTAGTTCATCGCCCTAAATCCAGACCAGTAGTTTGCAGTCATAACAAACTCTGGTTTCTTAAACGTCACCCCAAAGAAATCCAATCCCTTGCCGATACTTACATATTCATCATAGATTTGTTGTAAGACCGCCTGTGGTTCTCCATCAAATCTTTTTGTGGCAACCCTACTAGAATCATTGTATCCCTCTTCTGATATACATTTTAGGGTATAGAATTGTTCTCTGTCTTCCTTGGTTGTCCTGTTTGTAATACCATAAACAACAAATTCAAAATCTAGAGAAGAACCTCTGGTTGGATAGACAGACTGAAAACTAATCTTTACCTTTTCGTTGGCGCCGCCACCCCTGAGTTGCAATTCTCTAATCAAGTTTTTTGCATCGCCAATTGTTACATCCGCAAAGAGGCAGTTTGCCAAAACGTTCTCATAAATGATTACTTCCAGAGCAAAAAACTTTAAGTCCTGCGTTCCACCAGACGCAGACAGGGTGATTGTACTCGGCGTAAACCGGCCGGGGGTTTGCCTATTTTCAATCTTTTCACTCATTATTTAACGTCTCGCAATGCCTGGGTCATCTAATGCCACAAGCGTGTTAAATTGTCTTGCAAAGGTTTCGATGTATTCCTTTTTTACAAGTTTGATAATTCTTTTCTTTTCGTTTTCTGCAACTTCGTATTCATAGTTTGTCACGGGAATCACGAATCCGCCATCAACCTGACCTTGACTATAATCTACCTGTACATCGGTGTCTGCAAAAACATAGTGATGCGGGTCTCTTAATCTTTCTGCACTACCATACTTATCTAAAGCATAAGCATACAAATCGGTAGAATCTTTTACCCACTCATCATATGGATTGATAATGTTGTTCGCTAATAATATTGTCCAGTAGTACCGAGTGAATCCATAATAGTCATATGAGAGTGATTCGGGAGTCTGGCCGTCTCTTACTGCATAAGATTCCAAAACAGTCTGTTCATTTATTTTTTCGTTTGGTGCAACTCTACGAAAAATGTCATCGATCTGAAATGATGCATTGTCGATAACATAATTAGTAAGGGGAAATCTATTAAAAAACATTTGTTTGGTTCCTTACTCAATATGACTTCTATCTCTCGTAAAGACTTCTTTGAACGAGAGAGTTATAGTGATTTCTGTTGGAGCACCACCAGTGTTAGCAAAACTAGTCATGAATCCACCGTGACCATATTGCACGTTCATATCAGTCAAGATACACGCATTAATAGTCGGCAAAAATTCATTCTTACTTCCATCGTACATAAACTCTACTTGGAATTCAGAAGGATAAACCAAAAGCAAACCACTCTTTTCTGGGTGCATATTTCTTTCCAATTCCCTGATCGCGTTTTGTACTTGTCCTGTTTCTGCGGCACTCTTGGGGGCGATTTTAAACTGCATGGGGAATGTTCTGAAGTTCATTGTTTTGAACAACTGTTCTCTAAAAGGGTTTTCCACTCTTCTAGTGGCAGCTGAAAGAGTATCTGGTGCGGTTCCACCCAAAGCCAGTTGTTTCACAGCAGTAGCCATCGCAGCGATTTTTCTAACTGCATATTCACTAGCATCAGCGGGGTTATCTGCAATAGTTTTTAACATATCCGTGACAGACTCACCCTTTCTATAAGATTCTAATGCCGCGCCCAATAGACCAAAGTCAGTTCCATCCCACTGAGCAGACATTCTGTTCTCTGGTGAGTTTGTCATGATGAATTCCATAGACCCCAAAACGCGAGAAGCACCAGCTGCAAACCCCGATCCAGCAGGACTCCCATCCCCTCCGCCAGCACTTACACCAGTACCCACGCCGATGTCACCAAACCCAGTACCGCCACCGCCACCTGTTTCTGAGGTAGAGGCGTTACTATTTCCACTTGAAGAGGTTTTTGAAGAAGATCGTGACGATGAACCGCCACCGTTGCCGCCGCCACCGCCGCCTCCGCCAATGGCAGTTATCTTTACGGTATGTACTCCACCACCACTACCAACACGATTTGAAACATCCATGTCCATCGGGAATCTATAATAAAAAGGGGGTCTCAATCTAGGTTCAATTGTATTGAACCCGTTGTTGGACGTTTCATTGTTATTATAGAATTTGGTAGAAGTCCGTGGAAGAAGATCAACATCTGTTGCCATGAGTCCCGCACCTAAATAGTTTAGTTATTATTGGACTATTTATAATGCCATACAGAAAAGATTTGCATCAAGGGAAGTTTATTCCCAAAAATCCTAAAAAATATGTCGGGGACTCTCGGCAGATAGTATATAGGTCTGGATATGAGTTGAAATTCATGAATTGGTGTGACATGAATCCAGATGTCATGTCATGGTCCTCCGAGTCAATCATCATTCCATACAGGTCTCCATTAGACAAAAGAATACACAGATACTATGTTGACTTCTATGTGAACATAAAGGGCAAGTCCTATCTCATTGAAATCAAACCGTCTAGGTTTACAAAACCACCAGAGCCAAGAAAGAGAACCAAAAAATATCTGGAAGAGGTGGCACAATGGGGGGTCAACGAGGCGAAATGGAAATCCGCAAAGGAATACTGTCTTGATCGTGGATGGGAATTTAAGATAATAACCGAAAAGGAATTGGGAATCTCTTATAAATAGTGTTCATGGCAAACCCATTTGAACAGATAAGGGCCAATTCCAACGATCAGTCAAAATCGTTTAGTTGGTACATGAATCAGGTCAGAAACGTTGCAAGGGGAATCAATAACCCAAGTACAGCGATGTCTTCGAGCATTGCAAAGAGACAGACCATATATGATATTGGTGAAATGTATCTGTTCAGATATGATGCAAAACACAAAAACAAGTTGCCGTACTTTGATGCATTTCCACTGTGTCTACCGTTTGAACCAACAAACGATGGATTCTGGGGAATGAATTTACATTATCTACCGTATATGTTGAGAGCGCAGTTGTTGGGTAAACTGTTGGAAACTCTGGATGACAAAGAATTAACTTCGCAGTCACAGATGAGATATAGTTGGGAGTTACTAAGTAGTGCTGCCAGATTTCCAGAAGTCAAACCCTGTGTAAAAAGATATTTGACTACACAGATGCGTAGTTCTTTTTACAGAATCGACCCGCTTGATTGGAAGGCTGCAATATTCCTTCCAGTAGAAGATTTTAACACAAGTAAGTCCTCAGTATTTTCAGACTCTAGGGGTATGATGTAAATGGCAAATTTTGATCTAAACAGTTTTCTCAGTCAAGTCAGAAGTAGTGACCTAGCTCGAGCAAACAGATTTGAGATTCAGTTGCACAGTCCTGTTGGCGGAGACAGAATGCCTTCACTTCTCTGTGAAGAAGCGTCCGTACCAGGCTTGCAGGCACTATGGGCACCAACCAAGATTGGTATGTGGACAGAGAACCGAGTTCACGGTATAGAATTCTTTGGAGAATCTGCCGCGTTCACATTCTACTGCGATTCCGATTGGACCCCAAGAACCTACTTGGAAAACTGGATGAATGAAGTTGTTCCCGCCGGTGGCAAAGAACCAAACTATTACGATGACTACGCTATATTTGGTCAAGTAGATGTAAAGGTCTTGGACCGAAAAGACAATGTACGATCCAGTTGGAAACTCATGGAAGCATTTCCCAGACTGTTGAACATCACTCCTGTCGCACATGGTGGAGATGGTATTGTTAGAGTATCGGTGACATTCTGTTACAGATATTGGGAGGCAGGGCCCAGTGAAGGTATTGGCGGTCTACTTGGTGCAGTCGGAGATGCATTGGGTTTTTAAAATTTAAAATAATTGGAGTTTAATAATGGCGTTACCTATTACAGAATATCCTTTGATTGACATTTATGTATATTCAAAAGATGACAATTTTCAGTTCAGACCGTTTCTAGTCAAAGAAGAAAAACTTTTGGTTATGGCTTCAGAGACCAATGATGTTCTCGACATGATAAAAGCATCACAACAGATTGTCACAAACTGTTCGTTTGGTAAAGTTGACGGTGACAAACTACCTATCTTCGACATGCAAAGTATATTCATGCAGTTGAGAAAGGCGTCGATTGGTTCTGACCTTGATGCAAGATTTGCTTGTGGGTTTTGCGATCACAAACAAGATATTATCATTGATCTTAATAATTTCAAAATTATTGAAAATGAAGACCACAATACAACAATCAAAATTTCAGATACAATGACTGTGGAGATGCGATATCCAACAGCAGTTGAATTGAAAGAAATTGCAGGAACAGAACAACACGCAGAGATTTACAGTGTTGCTGGGGCGTGCATGAACAAGATTTACATTGGGGATGAGGTGTATGAGGGTAGTGAAGTTTCGGAAGAAGATAAATTGGAATTCATAGAGAGTATGACAACAGACCAGTTTGAAAAGGTCAGACAGTTCTACGAAACAATGCCCACACTAGAAAACAAAATTGAATTTAACTGCAAGGCATGTGGGAAAGAAAATTATATCTTCATGAATGGGTACATGGATTTTTTCGCATGAACCTCTTCCACGAATCTCT